ATTTGCATCTACCTCTTGTGAGATAGACTGTTCATTGACGATATCTTCCACGAATGATTCATTACCACCTTGTATTCCGCTTTCGATACTTGCTTCCTGTTGTTCTAATGTAGACATATACTCTCCTTAGATGTCTCTTAGGCTTTTGGAGTGGAACTGACTTCTCTCTGAACATCTTTCAGATTGTTTGCCAATTTCTCCACCTCGAGCTTCACCTCGTTTTCTAGTTTACTACGTTGTACCCTTCTGTCTGCTTTAGATTCGGAATTAACTTCGTTAAGTCTAGATTTAAACTTTTCGACTTCAACTCTTTTTCTATCACTGACAGACTCTCTTTGGGCTGTCTGCAAGTCACCTTGCAAATTCTTTATTTGTTCTGACATAGCTTGCATTTGCTGCTGCATTAATTGCTTCTCTTCAGTTCTACGCATAATACCTTCCTTGTCAAATATCTCTGGATTCTTTTTAAGAACCTCGTAACGATCCACAATACCCATCTGGAATGCTTCAAGATATACAGCAAGTTCTGCATATTTACTAGAAGGCATAGTAGAACCGGATTCAATTCTGATGTCATGTTGATCTAAAATATGTCTATCTTTCTTTAAGTCCAAGATAGCACCACTAACATCTGTATAGAAATTAGCCATAACTTCTGTAATATTATTGTTAGGCTGTGCTAATCTAAAAATCTTTTTATAGGTGTAATGACCCTTTGATAAATTATAAAGAACTTTACCAAGTTTGTTAATACTAAATTCAACATCTCTTAATTTAGATTTAGGTCTTTCACTACCTAATGCAATCATTCTCTCTGTCGCTTTGTGCGTTTCTGGTGCTTTATCCGCAAAGCCATGCATCATTTCTGGCAGACCAAAAATAAAATCAATGTAAAACTCTGACTGCTGTATTAATCTATAGAACTCACCAGCTAGTGGTTGAGGTGCTGGGTAGTGTGGTTCACCTTGTGATGAATCAACTTCTATCACTGCATTTGGATTAGCCCAGTCTTTTTCTAACTGGTCAATATCATCTACACTGCCTAATGGTACTAATAGCTTAAGTCCCGCTGATGCTTGGGCATGTGAAAGGGCTAAAGACCATAACTTATTTAGTAACCTCTGCATCGGTCTGGCTCTAGATACATCGCTCTTGGGGTAAGGAGTGCCTGTCCAGATATTTGGTAGCGGGACTATTGGATACTCATCAGTATTTAATACTTGTTCATACAGCACTACTTCCCCTAATGTAGCACAAACTTTTATTCTAGTTTGCAAAACTTCGATCGCTGTGTAAGCTCCTATCTCAATAGCTTCTGCATTCTCACTAACAAACCTAGCATATTCTTCTTGAGAAAGTATTTCCTCTTCTTGATTCTGCATATCTATGATGCGATAAAAAGGAACTTTTATTTTATAAAAGCGTTCTAGTATCTGATACTTCTTTACTTGAAAATAATCTTTATCTTTTACTTCTGCTGGAGTAAATACATTCATTGAGTTTCTGTTTTGTGAAGATGGATAATCTTCTTCATCGTATGTAAACCCAGATATCTCACGAATAATACCCGGTATTTCTTCACCAGTCTCAGGGTCAACACTATCATCTAATTCAGGGTAGAGGTTGACGACTTGTTCACCAGTGAGGATGGTAGAAAGGATAAGCCCATCTGAATCACTAAACCAACGATCTCTTGAGCTGGGAGATGCGTATACCCTAAAAGGGTCGAGATAAGTAAACTTGACATCACCTCTACCGAAATCTGATTCTCTGTCAATGTAAGCGTACAAATAACCCATACCAGTAGTAGCGTAGTCTTGTATTGCTTGTTTCATTTGCCAGTCACCATCTGATTTTTGCCAGACATAACCCATTATTGTTCTCCATAATGTAGCTACTTGCACATCAGAGTCTTCTCTAGGAGTTATGGTAAATGCTGGGGGTCTAGATGTTAATACTGCTTTAAATTTTTCTATAGCTGCTGAAACCCTATCCATAGGTATATCAGCTTGATTGCGTTGAGATAGCTCATCAGACTCATCGTTAGTAAAATGATTACCAAGGTAGAAGTCTATATCTTTTCTAGCCTCAGTATCCCAATCAGAACGAGCATCACGCCATTGACGATATAGCTCTTCGTTTTGTAATGCTCTTGGGTCTTGATCCATTAAATCTCTATTCCAAGATTAAAAGGACTTGTAGGCATAAATCTTGAAGTGTCTGGTAAGCTTTCAATTCTTTCTGCACCTTCCCTCAATAAAGAGTCTACTTTATCTTGCTCTGCCATTTGCATTAATAAAGAATCTAACTTAATTCTTTCTAATGCATTTTGTGCTTTATCTCTAATAAGCTCTTCGTTCTCCATTTCTAACTCACCCCTTAACGATCTGTAGTAATCACCTTGTTGCATACCGCTTGGTATAGAAGACATAACTTCACCAGAGCTTGGAGGTCTTTGATCGAAAGGAACAAAAGGATTGGCTTGTGGCTGTTGAGCCATTAAAGATTGTAAGTACTGCTGCATCATAGCATCTTCTTGAACTGCACCACCTTCTTGATAACCATACATTTCTTTTTTCTTTTTGGCTTTACCACCATGCATCATACCAATTAATCCGCCATCCTCAAATACATCAAGAACTGGCTGATCTCTGTAATCTAAAAATCTTTTTGGATTTTGCATATCATATCTCTCACCAGTTGCACTTGTATCATAGTCACCGTAAAAAGGATTTCCTTTTTGGCGAAGATTATATTTCTTTATATTAAAACTTTCATCTAAGGCTTTACTAGCAATAGGTCTTCTTATAATCTCTCTTAACAACCCTTCAAATTCTTTAGAAGCTTTAGTATAATCTTTTAATGGTTGATCAAAATTTCCTATAATAGGCTTATCCCTATTAGCTTGATAAATCATTTGCCCCATTTGTCTATTACTAGTAAGTGCTGATCTTTGTAATTTTGCATCCGCTTTTTTTAATTTTTTATACAATTCTTTATCTACATCACTACCTTCGTTAAAATCACCTTCTGGATTTACTTTTTTAGACCACTCTTCAATAGCACTTACCGGTTCTCCTAAACCTTCGTAACGAGCTTTATTAAAAGGCTCTAATGCTTTTCTGTAAATATTAGCTTCATCTGTGTATTTAAGTTGATTTTCTAAAAATGGTCTAAGTCTATTTACCCTACTATACTTATCATACGAATCTTCTAATTCATAATCCACATTAACAAATTCAGGGTTTAACTGCATTGGTTCTGCTCTCCTCAATGCCATATCTAATACAGAACCACCTTCTTGATAGCCTTGAACTTGCCCACCATAACCATACTGTTGAGTTTTTACTTCACCGCCACCATACATGCCAGTCATATTCTTTAGTGTAGCCTGTGCAATCAGTCTATCTATTTCAGAATGACCACCTGCCTCTGGCATATCGTTTAATTTTTCCAATGTGGGAACTCCTATCATGTCCACAGCTTCTTTGCGAATCACAAATTCACCGGGGGTTAATATTGCTTTTACTGTATCTGTAGTACCAGCCATTAGTCTCTAATCTCAAAATGAGGAAAATCGTCGAAACGGTTGTCCATTACTTGAAAATCCATATCCCAGTCCCCGCCCCATCTTAGATTGTAACCCATGCTCCTGCCAATGCCGATAACAAAACCAGCGAAAAGAGTCTGTCTCTCTCTATCTTCCCAATCCACAGGATAAGGGGTAACGTCAACGGCTTTAGAAGGACTAGAGTTGTGCCTACCGTTAGGATACTTAACTTTAGTACGACCTTCATCATATAATTTATTTTGCCTTTCTTTGCTTCTATGTCCCTCTAGAACGGAACAGTCCACATGTTTGATTACTTCAGTAAATACTTCTTGCAAACGCTCATCGCAAGTAGATAATCTAGACTTTGATCTTTTAGAAAAGTATGGCATGTGGATTTGAATTTAAATATAAGTAATACATAAACAAAAGACAAATAATATTTTTATGCACGAGATCCAGTCATCCAGTTATACGCTTTTTTCTTCATACGTCTAACAGGACTAGCTTCTTCATTTAGTAATGATTCTCGTTTAGTTCTTGTACTTTTAGGAGCTTTAGCAAAGTAGTCTGCATAATACAAAGCATCCATAACATCATCGTTTCTAGGTTTAGGATGTTCAAAGAACTCATCTACTAATTCTGTCATTTCTCTTCTAATGTAAAGTTTTTTAGAGTTTACAATAACAACTAAGCTTGTTTCAAGCCTATCTTGCTTTTTTATCCTAGCAGGTGGCTTTACCCCTTTGAAGATTCCGGGCATTAATCTTTTTTCACTAGCAGACATTCTCGTTACCATATCTCTAACCATTTCCTGTGCAGCTACAGTTTCTATTGTAACTCTTCTTACAGGTGTATATTTGTTTGCTAGTCTTATAATTTCTTTTGGTACATCAAATGTTGGTATCCTCTCCCTAAAATACTCTAATACATAACGATTATTATTAGAATCAATAGCCATAACTAGTATAACTTGAAAATCAGATGTCTCTGAAGCTGTCGCTGCTAGGTCAACCCCTAAGTAAATGTTTACTGGTATAGCGTCTTCACCGTCTATAAGGTAATTAAACTTGTTTCTAGTTTCTACTTTACCATTGAAGTATTGTATCCGATCTATTTTAAACGCTGCGTTAGATATATCTCTCGCATCATTCATGTACTCTTGTGCAAACTTATTAACTAGACCAGCTTCGATAAACTCTCTTTTCTTTGCTGCTAACTTTTTTAAGGAGAATTGGTCTTTCCAAATAGATTTACCATCTTCTATTGCTCTTTTAAATGTTACTGCCCAAGGATAAGTCCTACCTTCTTCCTGAGCTTTTTTGTTTCCATCCACTACTGCTTGTAAGAAACTATCAAAATGTACTATTGTACCAGCTAACCATATCCAACCTTCTCTACCCGGTGTTTCTTCTAGTGCGGGATACACTGTTGATACGATCCATTTTTTAATATCCGCTCTACGCTCTGGCGTTTTAGTATTTAACTCTGATTCAAAGTCATCTAAGATGATACCAGTATAACGAACATCTACTTCTGCACGACCCCTGAGTCTTTGTGAAGTACCTTTTGCTATTAATCTATCTCCTTTAGGAGTTACAATATCTTTTTCTGTCCAACGCTTTCCTGCTGCACCTCCATCTAAATTACCAAAGTAGTACCGAAGACGTTTATTCATTTCAAAATGATTACGTAAATACTTTAAATGGTCAATAGACTGACTTTGTTCTTCGGATACCCATGCAATAAAGTGCTGTTCATCATCTCTTGCAAATACGAGTTTATGCATAATAGCTGCTTTAGATAAAATAGACTTGCCAAAGCCCCTAGGCATAATGATACAACTACGGCTGCCGGGTTTAGATGTAATTAGTTTGTCTGCTACATCGTAATGAAATGCTGGTGACCTAGACTTTTTAAGAAAGTCATTTGGTAAAAAAGCTCTTCCAAAGTAAATAAGACTTTTATAGGACTTGGCTAATACCTCATCCCGCTCTTTCATTTCAGATGGGGATGGATTAATATTAAAATTGTCCATTATTTACGTTTTAAAGAACTATTTGTTTTAAATGATATGTTGTATAGACTATTACCTACTTTAATCATTTTAGGTACTGTATAGCTCCAAATAGAGCTAGTCTGTGTATCCCAATAAGTACTGTTAACCGTTACTGCTTGTATCACCATTTGTTAATTCTCTTTTCTTTTCACTTAACATGCCCTGCTCAAATGCTTTTAGTTTTTCTT